TATCGCGTCTGGCCTTGGCGTATCCTATGCTGCGCTGTCGAACGATCTGGAAGGCACATCCTACAGTTCGATCCGTCAGGGTGCGCTGGAAGAGCGTGACTCTTACAAGATGATGCAGCAGTTCCTTATGGAGCATTTTGTCATCCCAGCATACAATGCTTGGCTTATGCACGTTATGGAATTTGGGTTTATTCCAATTCCAGCATCGCGCTTTGAAAAGTTTTCGTCTGCTTCAAGTTTCCGTCCCCGTGGTTGGCAGTGGGTCGATCCTCAAAAGGAAATTAACGCAGCCGTCACAGCCATGCACAATGGCGTTATGTCGATGCAGGACGTTGCTGGTCAGTATGGCCGCGATGTTGAAGAGACATTTAGCCAGTGGCAGCGTGACAAGGAAATGGCAGACGCTTTTGGCCTTGAATTGGCCTTCTTCCCGTTCGGTGCTAATGAAGCAATCAAGGGTCAAGATGAGCCGGAACCGATTGTTTGATTATTGCATGATTTGGTGTTATTGTTTCGCTGAAACGCTTTTTGGAGCAATTTATGTCAGAAGTTGAAGAAGTCGTAGAAGCAGAGGTTGCTGAAGCTGAAGCCGCCGTAGAGGTTGAGGCTGTAGAAGCTGAAATTGTTGAAGAAACGACTGAAGAGGCGACTGAGGAAGAGCGCAAGTCTCCAGTAGAACTTCTGCATCGCGCAATTCACATGCAGCCAAAGGCTATCTCGGAAGAGAAACGCACTGTTGAGATTGCTGTGTCTTCTGAACTGGCGGTTGACCGCTCGTTCGGTAAGGAAATATTGGTCCATGAAAGCGGAGCCATTGATATGGGCTTTGTCGCTTCGGGCCGTGCGCCACTGCTTCTGGACCACGATCCAGAGCGTCAGATTGGCGTTATTGAATCCGTGGAACTTTCTGGGGACCGTGTTCTTCGAGCCAAAGTCAGGTTCGGGCGCTCGGCACTTGCTCAGGAAGTTTTTCAGGACGTTGTCGATGGTATCCGGTCGAATGTTTCGGTGGGCTATCGCGTCAACAAAATGGAGCGGTCCACGACGAATAAGGACGAGTACCTTGTTCGCTCTTGGTCGCCCCTTGAGGTATCTGTCGTTTCTATTCCTGCTGACCCGTCAGTTGGCGTGGGTCGTAGCGCGGCTGCTCTCGAACCCAAACCTACCATTGAACCATCCATCAAGAAGGAGTCCAAAATGGACAACGAAGTAAACTTGGATGCGGTTCGGGCCGAAGCTAATGAAGCTGCCGCTCGTAACGCCTCCGCAATCGTCGAACTCGCCGCTCGTCACAACAAACGTGACCTTGGCGATGCCGCCCTCCGTTCGGGCAAGAGCATTGAACAATTCCGTGGCGAATTGCTCGAAGCAATTGGTTCGGACAAGCCACTTGCAAACGAAAACATTGGCCTGACGAAGAAAGAAATTCGTCAGTTCTCGGTTGTTCGTGCAATTGCTGCTCTCGCAAACCCAACTGACCGTCGCCTTCGCGAAGCCGCTGCATTCGAGTTTGAAGTCTCGGAAGCTGCTGCACAGCGTTATGGCCGCGCTGCACAGGGCGTTATGCTCCCAACCGACGTTCTCGGCGTTTGGAAGCGCGACCTGAACACCAGCGACGACAACGAAATCGTAGCAACTAACTTGCTTGCTAACGAGTTCATCGACGTTCTGCGCAACTCCTCGTCCGTTATGCAAGCTGGTGCGCGTATGCTCCCAGGTCTTGTTGGCAACGTAGCTATCCCTAAGAAGACTGCTGCTTCGTCGGGCGGCTGGATCAGTTCTGAAGGCGGCGCTGCCTCTGAATCTGAACCAACCTTCGGCACGGTATCGATGGCTCCAAAGAATGTTGGTGCATTCACCGACATGACCCGCCAGTTGATCCTGCAATCAACCCCTGCCATCGAAGCACTGGTCCGTGACGATTTGACACAGGCTCTGGCCTTGGCAATCGACAAGGGCGCATTGGAAGGTTCCGGATCGTCCGGTCAGCCAACGGGTATCTTGAACACATCTGGTGTAAACAAGCCAACCTCGTTTGCTGCTGCTGTTCCAACCTTTGCTGAAATGGTTGCGATGGAAACTGCTGTTGCAGAAGACAACGCTCTGTTCGGCAACTTGGCATACATCACGGACGCAGCCACTTACGGCGGTCTGAAGACGAAAGCCAAGGACGCTGGTTCGGGCATGTTTGTCCTCGAAGGCGGCGAAGCAAACGGTTACAATGTAATTCGTACTCAGCAAGCAACTGCTGGTAACGTTTACTTCGGTAACTTCGCTGACTGCCTCATCGGTATGTGGGGTGGACTCGATCTTCTGGTTGATCCATACACTGCTTCGAGCAGCGGTACTGTTCGCGTTCGTGCGCTTCAGACTATTGACGTTGCACTTCGCAACGCAGTCTCGTTCGCATACAACAACGACGGCGCATAAGTAATGTTGAGGGCTGATATTTGGAAGTCGTATCAGCCCTCGACTTCTTTGGAGAATGATATGCAATACAAGTGCATTCGTGGCGTGATAACATCGCAAGGTCCACTAAGCGTGGGTGATGTTGTTACTCTTCCACATAGCGAGGCTTTGGTGCTTATCGCTCATAAAAAAATTGAAATCTTTGAAGAGGCAGTCCGCGTGGCTGAAGCACCAAAGGTTGAGCATCGTGATCCTGTAACCACAGAAATAGAAAATCGCGATCCTGTCATTAAGCGCAGTTCCAAGAATGGGGATTGAGAGCGCAGATGATATTCTCGATTTCTTTGAAATCGATGATTTTGCAGACACTGCCACTTACACAAGAGTAGGTGGCAGTGCCGCTTCTGTTAATGGTATCTTTGATGCCCCCCAAGCCAGCCGTAACGCAACAGACCTGATGGACGTTACCATTCCATCGCCGCAGTTTGTTTGTCGCACTGCTGACGTACCTTTGGCCGCTGACGGCGATGAAATCATCATTCGCTCTGTCGCGTATAACGTGCGTGTTGTTTTAACTGATGGAACTGGCGTAAGTACCCTTATTCTCGAAAAGGTGTAGTATGAGCCACGTTCGGCAACAGATCAGAGATTATGCCGCAAACCTATTGATTAGTTTTATCTATGATAGGTTTGGTATCGTGATACAGGACCGTTTCGGCGCGAATCTTTCACCAAGGGTAGGTGAAGATTTGCTTTCTACTGGCACAATGTACAAATTCCGTAAGTATGCGCTTGATGATGAGCAGCTTCCTGCTTTGTGTGTTTACACGACAAACGATGTCACAAGACTAGCCACTATGGGCAATCGCACCTTGTCGCACAGCCTTGAGCTACGGGTTGATGTGATTAACAAGGGATCAAGCATTAACATATTCGAGAACATCGAAGGTTTCTGCGCTGAGTTAAATAGCGCGTTTGAAACTGATTACACATTCAGAGGTCTTGTCAAAAGCTGTGTGCTGACACAGGCAGATTTTAGCGTCAATACCACTGGCGAAAAGGCAATCGGCACTGGCAAGATGATCTTTGATGTTAGATATATGACCGCCATTGATAACTGCCAGGTGTCTATATAATGTCGCACATTAACAACCAGATACGCGACCGAATCGCTGCAATCATTGGCGCTCTGCCATTCTTTTCTGGCCGCGTTTATAAAATGCGATCCTATGCCTTGGATGATGCCAAGCTGCCAGCGGCTGTTATTTATACAAACAGCCAAACCAGTTCATTGGCAACCATAGGTACGAAAACATCTATGGGGTCGCTGCAAGTATATGTTGATATTTTTATCAAGGGTTCAAGTTCCACAATCATAAACCAGATAGATGATGCTTGTGTTCTAATTGAGGACGCGATTGGTTCTGATTTCCAGTTGTCAGGATTGGTGAAAAGCTGTATTCTATCTGAGTCTGACGTTGACATTAATGTTGAAGGCGAGAAGCCAGTTGCTAATGCACGGTTGTCTTACGCAGTCCAATATGTTACGCTGCTTGCTGATCTGGAGACACCGCGATGAAGATGGTCAAAATTTACAACGCCCAAGATGATGAAATACTCGCTTGTGAGGTTGATCTGGAAAATTACCGATCTAAGGGTTGGGATGTAAAGAAGGCTGCAAAGCCAAAGGTTCAAGCAGAGAAAGTCGAGGAGTCTGAGTAATGGCTACGCATACCGGAAGTGAAGGCACAGTCCGTGTTGGACTTAACGCCATTGCAGAGATTCGTTCGTATTCTGTTGAAGAGACGGCTGATACTGTCGAAGACTCAAGCATGGGTGACGCATATAGAAGTTTCAAAACCACGTTGAAAAGCTGGTCAGGATCGGTTGACGTATTCTGGGATGAAACTGACACAAATGGTCAGGTTGCTATGACTGTTGGCACGGAAGTTACCATTAACTTCTTCCCTGAAGGCGCAACGGCTGGTCAAACTGAAAAGTATTATTCCGGCACTGCTATTGTCACTGGTCGCACCGTTACTGGTAGCTTTGACGGCATGGTCGAATCCACAATCACGCTTCAAGGCACTGGTGCTTTGTCGCTGCTCACCTTGGCGTAAGGACACTTAAATGGCTACTCACACTGGTTCTGAAGGCACTGTTCGCGTTGGCGCAACCAATGCTGTGCTTGAAATTCGTTCTTATTCGGTCGAAGAAACCGCCGATACCGTCGAAGACTCAACCATGGGCGACGGATACCGCAGTTTTAAAACTACGCTTAAGGGTTGGTCTGGTTCGGTTGATGTGTTCTGGGATGAGCTGGACACCACAGGTCAGGGCGCATTGGTTCCTGGATCGGAAGTCAACATCCGCTTCTACCCAGAAGGCACGACAACGGGCGATATTTATTACACAGGTCAAGCCATTGTAACGGGCAAGACTATCACAGGCAGCTTCGATGGTATGGTGGAATCCACTATCACTGTTCAAGGAACAGGGGCTTTGACCAGCGCGGCTGTATAATTAGAAGGATATTAATATGAGTATTGCCAAGCGTATCGCAGAGCGAACATCGAATAAGCGTCACATCGACGTTGCAGAATGGGGTGATGATGGTAAGCCGGAAACGGTCTATTATGGCCCTTTGCTTGCTGGTGAATTGAATCGCATCCAGCGCAAGCACCCTAACTTTTTGGGTTCCGCATCATTTGATGCAATGGTTGACCTTATCATTCTTAAAGCTGAGAATGGTCAAGGCGAAAAGCTGTTTACGCTTGAGGATAAAGCTATCCTGATGCGTGAAGAAGTATCCGTGATCTCGACTGTCGCCGCTGCATTTATGAGCGGTGAAAGCGTCGAGGAGCAGGAAAAAAACTAAGAAACGATCCGCTAAGGTATAACCTTATTACCTTGGCGGATCGGCTCGGCAAGACCATCGCAGAGATTGAACAAATCTCAATTGAAGAGTATAACGAGTGGGTAGCATTCTTCAAAGTGAGTGAGGAAAACCAGAAGCGTGGCAGAGCAAAATCTTGATTTTAATATCATTGCCCATACGCAGGGCATGGAGCAAATCGCTAATCTGATTAATCGGGTTGGTGCGCTTGAGGCTGAAACCAAGAAATTAGCTTCGGCTAATACTACGCTTACAAAATCCACCGAAGCTGTTGTTGTCAATGGCAAGCGTTATAACAACGCCCTTGATGCTCAATCAAAGGCCTTGCGTAATGCGCGTCAGGGAACCCAGCAGCTTGGTATGCAAATCAACGACTTTGCCACCAGTGTTTCAACTGGCGCAAGTCCTGTTCAAGCATTTAACCAACAAATTGGTCAGGTCGGCTTCGCCCTATCAATGATGGGCGGTAGGCTTGGCGCGGTTGGAAACTTCCTTGCTGGTCCTTGGGGTGCTGCACTTCTTATTGGAACAATGGCGGTAAGCTATTTAATTGAAACTCTTTCCGCTGGTAGTGAGGCTGCTGCTAAATTAGATGTTGCTTCGTCATCTTTGGGTGAGGCGCAATCGTCCCTTGGAGATATGTTTGATATATCTACGGGCAAGATTAAAAGTAACACAGCCGAAACGCGCCTCAATACGCTGGCCAAAATTGCGAATCTAAGGGTTATGGCGGCAGAAGCCCAAGCGGCTGCTGATGCACAGTTCAATAAGACTGTTAATCCAGGCGTTTTTGAACGGGCCAAAAACATTGGGGCAGATGCACTTGGGGCTATATACACCCCTGGTGCTGGTATCTTGCCAGGAGTCTTCAATAAAGATTTTGTTGCGAACTTGGAGGATAGCCGCAAGGGCGCTGTGGCATTCTATGCGGTTGCAGACGCTGCGTTCAAGGAATTGGCTAACGGATCAAAGACGGCTGGCGCAGAAATTGAAAACCTATTTCAGAAGGGTGATCAAAAATTTCAGCAATATCTCCTTAATAGGATGAAGGCACTTTCCTATGCAAAAGGCGCTGAATTAGGGCAGCAATCATTCGATCAAGGCGTTCTTGATTCTGCACTTATAAATCCAGATAAAACAAGGGAAAAAAAGCCAAAAGTTGTTTCCGAAGCTGATAAACTTCGTGCCGCTCAGGAGGCGGTAATAGCAGAATATGAGTCTGGCGCTTT